CTTAGGTACAATGTCAACTACGATCTTGAAACGACGCAGAGCAGCGAAACCGTTACTATAGTAAGCATTTACGTTGAGATCAGGAGTGTTGGTGGTGGCTATCACTAGCCTAGATTTAAAGGCGACACGCCCTTTATCTTCAATAGCAGCCATGGTTAACACATATGGAACAACGTTCACCATTTGTAATAATTCATTGACACTTCTATCTCCACCAGGTTCAGCAGCAGTTACATTTTGGAACGCGACATCATCAATCTGAACACACCACTGATCATTAAAGTAGTTAGTCCAATACTGATCTTTCGAACTCCGGGGATATTTGTAGTGATCATCTACAGGTAGAGGTGTAAGTTCTCCAGCGTCGTTCTTGCGAGTTTTCCCATAATGGTAGAACACAGATTTAGTAAAGGAGCTCTTCCCAACTTGGGAAGCTCCAAAAATCAAAATCGCAAGTGGAGCAGGGCGCTCCGCACACGTAAAATCGCGTGTCACAATGTGGCCCATAATGAGCTTCATCTTTGTGAGACGAAAGGAGATAAGTTTACGATCGGCCTGATTGGCGTTGGGCGTATTAGCTAGAATAAGCTCACCCGTCTCAATAGCGTTTTTGACGCCATTGACGAAAGCATAGTATTCAAAGTTGTGTGCCTCAGCACAAGCTAAGAATTCGTTCTTAACCTCGAGATCATAGGTCGTTTCAGCCCACTTTTCATAGGACTTGCCCGACCGGAGGAACGCATAAAGCGAATCCTCCTTGAGGCATGTAATAGAGGTTTCTACTACATATATGATTAGCTCCGCAACAGCTAGACTAAGGTCTAGATAACCTGTTGATGTGAAAGCAAATCGGTGTGCGCGGTATTTTTCTAGCGCACGCGGAGGTATGGATAATCCCTCTTTCTGGGTTATACCACACAATAGGGCTAAGTAAAGTACTTCATGCACCTTTTCAACAATAGGTGCTTCACGAATGTCTTTAATAGCTGCGACAATACTTTTCCCTTTGTTAAGAGTAGCGGCTAGCTCTTCTAATTTGCTAGTCTGAAGTTCCATGGTAGTATTATAACTAGCCACGGTTCTTTCGATCAAGTCGATGGCAACTCCAGATAAACTGACGTCGGCACCAACTATACTTTTAACGAAAGATAATGTTGCCGCTATTTTGGGTCCAATGCCATTTGATTTGAGCATGAGATACGCCCAGAGGACAGAGGATTCTATAATCCCTGCCATAATTCTGGTCTCATCCTCATCTGGTTTAAATTGGGTACTCCGATACTTATTAACGATCGAAGTCCATATGGACGATTGATATTCCCAAACGCCAACCCCTATTGGGAGTTGGTCTTTGCTAAAGTGTGGCACTATGCCATTCTGGGCCTGAATATATC